TTGCGTAGTTCCATCCATTTCTCATATCATCTGGATGAATTTGATACTTCGCAGTTCTGTGCTTAAAGATATACCACTCTGCGCCGTTTCCGTCAAAACTTGAAGCAGCTGTGGAAACGTTTATAAATCCTGAGTTTCCTGTCAGTGAACTTGCCGAACCAGTCGCTGGGTTACCGGCGCCTGAAAATGAAGCGAGGTTTACAGAGTGAACTGTTGAACCATTTATCTCTAATTTTAAGGTACCGGTGTCTCCGTTTGTAAACGAGCCGGATGCAAAAGCAAGAAAACCGTTTGTTTCGCTTCTAGCAACATTATTGTTTACATCTCCAGTAATTGTTTGGTTATTTTCATAAACCCCTAGACGAAGGTTAGAGCCTGATACTTCTGCTTGATATGTGGCATTTTTGCTTTTTGCATCGAAACCTGCTGCTGTCGAGACTGCTGTAAAGCCCGGTACCGCATCTCCGCTTGTAGCGAATGATAGCTTTGCGGTCACGCCATCAGTTACATCTTCGTCAATTGATCTGACTGCTGGGGCCGGGGAGGGTGACAAAATCTTCAAAACTTCATTAAATCTATCAACTGCTGTTCCAACAGGAGTCGACGTTACGAAGTCAGTATACAAGCCATCTGTATAATCACCGTCTTCGGCGGCGCCTATGCCGCCTCCAGAGCCTCCTGAGCCTTGAGCCGAACTTGTTAGCACCACTCGGCCTGTCGAGGTGTCTACGGCCAAATAACTGGATGTATTGTTAAGGGCTGCGGTCTGTAACCCATGCAATGATAGCGGATCTGTAGACGCTGAGACTGACAATAAATAGGAAGGGGTATTGGTGCCGATACCAATCCGACCTAAACCTTTAGCATGTATAAGGTTAGGTATAGGATTCGATTTGACTTCAAGCAATGTGTTGCCATACGAACCAGTTATAGTTAAGGCTGTCGTAGAGTCAATACCTGTAATACTTAAAGCTTTGTTTGCTTCTGAGTATGTGAAGTTTGCGTGGCCTTCAAAATTATTTCCACTAGAATCTCTTGTAGTTACAATCCGAGCAGTGCCAGGATTTGTCATAGAATAGACAGAAGTGAAAGGAATGTTTACTAGGCCAGCACCGTCACCTTCATGCGAACCAGTAAGAACGCCACGGTGATAACCATAGAAAGAGCCCGTTATCTGGATTGAGCCCGTTGTGAGGAGCGAAACTGACCCAGAGAGGTAATTGAATCCCATTTATATCAACCTCCAACTGGTAATTAGAACACAAACCAATTGGCACCATTACTGTATAAAGAAATAGCTGCCCGAGAGCCCAAAATAAAGTAATGTGAGTTGCCGTCAATGGTGGTACCGGAGCTTGCTGTCAATGTAATTTTTGTTGCACCCGTTCTTGGCTGTGATGTCGCTTCGTCTTTGATTACAAGAATCCGGCCTGGGGTATTGTTGGCTGTCGGCATTGTTATTGAAACGGCATTATTATTAGAAACTCCAATAATTGTACCCCGAATGGCGGAGGTGGATAGATCTGATGAAGTACCGGTAACACCCACATACCCAAAAGCCACTGTGCCGCTAACTGAAAGATGCGATGTTGGCGAGTTTGTTCCTACGCCAACACTCCACCCAGGATTAGCACCCTCTTGAGAGGGGTTTGCCATGTTGATATTGGAGCTTCTAGCGTAAAGCGTCGGCGTCGAGGTCGAGGTACCTGCAACTATAACTGAGCCTGTAATCCTGTGTCTGTCTTCGTGGCCATTACCTAAATTAGTAGAACCATTCTGAGCGATTTCTGTAATCGTTGTATTGACGACACTGTATGAATTTGCAACTAAATTACCGCCAATCGTAAGATCGCCGGTCATGTTTGCAGATCCCTTAACTTTAAGAGAGCCTGTTAGTAATAAGGAGTGATTTTGGGAACCTGCAGCTTCATGAAATAGTTTATAATTGTCTGAGCCTGAAACAGTGAATGTACCAGTGCGTACAAGGACGGACCCTGAAGGTCCCGCCATTGAAGTGATCGCAATATCGTCGCAGCCGACGTAAGCCCATCCAAAACTCATTAGTTAAACTCCTTTAGCCGATGCCGTCGCCGCTTAAGCTTGGCATCTGATCTCTAGGAATATTTGTCAAACCAGCGACAATATCGACGTCATCAGAGCCGTTTAAGTAAATGGCGGCGCACTTAACTTCTAGTCGAACTGACTGTGAAGTTCCGCGTAGAGAGGCGGATGCGTCAGCGCCAGTGCCAGCTTTTCCAATTGTAAAATAATTAGTACCGGAACCACCGACGCCGTTCGACGAAAAGCCCACTTTCAAAACGCTGTCGGGATCGTTATTGATGATAGTAATCCATCGTGTTACAAATGGAAATTGAATTGTTTGAGTGCTAGATGAAGCATCGATGCCCCCTCTACACCATGGACGGCCTGAAACCTGATATGCGCCGACATGTCGGATACTGGTGGTATACGGTTGTTTAATTGACATTGTTTATCTCCTAAATTACAACATTTGCTTTTTATAAATAGTGCGAGATTTGGAACTAAGCCATATCTTTGTGATTATTGCCTGTTGTATTTAGCTCTCTTGAGATATTTTTGTCTTTTCAGTTCATCACGCTCGCGCTGGCGCTGGGCTTTTCTTTTTTTAATCCGCTTTTTTTCAGAAGGTTTGACGTATGCCATGCAACGTTCTTTATATTTTTCAATAACCCCTTCTTTCTTACACTTTCTATTGAATCTTCTAATAAGTCTTTCCGAAGATTCATTGCGGCGTGCGCGGACTGAAACGTTTACGGCTGACATTGTTTACTTTTTCATTCCTTTTGATATTGTATTCCAAGCGTGGCCGGATGAGGCGAATAAGTCGCCAATGTCTACTCCAGAATCGCTTGGATCACCAAGGTCTACAGACCCGGCTTTGGGTTGCGCTGGTGCGCTTGTTGGTGTTGTGTCCTCAAATATATTAACACCGTTAAAAGCATCTGTTCCAATAGAGTCAAGAAGCTTTTTCTTTCTCTCATTTAATTGGGCTCTCTGTGAATTAACCCGAGCCTCGGCAACTTTTGCTGGCTTTGGCTCGGGAGCCTCGGTTACCACTTGTGCGGCTGTACCCTTTACTACCTCTTTAATTACTGAGGAGAGTACGCCTTCTTCAAAAATCACCTCCTTGATGCACTCTTTGATTAGTGGTTTCAAGACTGTCTTTAATTGTTTTTTGTTCATTTATCACTCAAAATATCATTAAGCATACGATTGATCTTGTCTGCTTTGTTAAATACGTTTGGCTCATCATAAGTCTTGCCTTCACTGATAGCCATGTAGGCGCCGGGTGTTGAAGGCTCAGAAACAAAGTCGAAACAAATAAGCTGGAAATCGTCTTCTACGATTGTTCCATTAGTTGATTCGTGTACGGAACCAAGTCCGCGTGATGAAATTCCTAAACTAGCACCGTCATTGACAAGGGCTTGTAGGATTTGGCCAGAAGGCGTGTTCAGTACTTTTACTTTGCCCATTACATTTTTATTATCCCACCACACCTCTGTAATCATGTGTGATGCGTTTTTTAGATTAATCACCGAATCATCTGGGTGATCTAGCTCTCCAAGGGCACGTCGCTCTTTTACAAGCTTCTGATAGTTTTCCATTTCCCTCATAAGAACCTTGTGAGGGTAAATACGGCCGTTTCCGTTTTGAACGTCAGCCTCTTGCAGCTTGCCAGAAAGAATCATGCCGCCGTTAGCGACATATCTCTTCTCTTCTTCAGTCAGCAGATCCTGGCAAACACCGCCTTCGCAAAGTTCATAGTATTCTCTTAAAAGTACTTTTTTCATAATTTGTTACCTATGCGGGCGCTACCCGCGTGAGTATGGAGCCTTTACAGCAACGTCGTACTGGCTGAAGGGCCCACTTGTTAGTCCATACGTTTCTCATTATTAGCTCCTATTTGTAAACCATTGTCGCAAAATAAAATATTCATTATATATGATGTGCCTGATGATACCCAGCCACATATAAAGAAGTTTGCAATACTTTGCTCAAATGTAAATAGTTCAGTATACCGAGAAATGCATAACAAAAAAGCGCCAACCCAAAACCCCATACACATGGGGCAATGAAAAAGCTCTCCAAAACCATTTAGCCATGTCTTTGCAGGCCTTATTTTATCGAAAATCGAACCGTAAACTAAAATCTGTGTTAATCCATATGCACACAGGATAAACCAGATTAAATTCATTATATAAATACTACCCAAGTATCACCTCTAAAAATCCGTATTGGCGGCGCGCTTGACGACTGCTTGGCCGGCTTCTTGAGCCAACTGACCGATGGGAAGATGAATTGTCTGCGAGCCAGCTTGTTTGCTAACATAACTTGCCTTATCTGAGGAGAACTTTGCGAGAGTATCTTTGCCGTCATTAACCGCCTGCTTCCATTGTTCAAACTCTTCGCTTCCCCTACCAACAGTCTCGGAATCGCCCAACATCTGAACTGCCTGTTCCAGCGAGGCGGTCATCTGATTTTTGCCTGTTGCGGACATCTCTGCTGCAGCCTCCATCATATCAGACATACTAGAGTTTTCTGTTACTTGTGCCAGTAGTTTGCTTCCAGCATCCACACACGTATCACAACCAGCATCAGTCGAAATCTGAACTGCTGCTTCAATCACATGTCTAATTTCAGATGTTTTGTCTGCAATCTGATCTACACTTTGTGATGACACTAATTCAATTATTTCTGAACATCCCATGTAAACCGCTGCGGCTGTGGCAATCAAAACCATACCAGCAATGATATATTTTCCATACTTCTTCATGAATGGGTGAGCCATGAATTTAGAGATCATGTTTTCATTAACTGCACCTGATCCCATAGTGCCCCTAATCCAATCAAGGGCTCTTTTAATAGCGGCCACTGAGGTGGCTGCCGTGATCATCTTCATTAAAGGCTGAATTAACTTACTATACAAAAATGTAGCTAATCTCTTTAAAACGTTTTTGCCCGCTTGAGTTACCTTTTGGGCGCCTTTCTTGAGGGCGCCAGCGGCTCGGCTTAAAATTCCTGCTTCTTCTAGTAATCCTATTTCATACTCTAATGAAGCTTCCCATGTTTCGTACAGTTTTTGCTCGGTTAACTTTCCAGCTAACATTCTTTCATGCAGTCTGCTAAAAGACATGCTCTCTGAGGGGGTCTGCGAATCGTTCTCAAAAAGATAGACCCTATCGTCAGTTTCGTTTTCAACTAAATCTACGAAAGAATTCCAATTTTCTAAAATTATTTTCAAATCATTATTCATTTCATTAATTTCTAAACCTTGTACAACTGTGATAGACCATACGGATCTCTAACATATCCGGGCCGGATTGATCCCTTAGTTTCTGAGTGGGCAACATCGCCCAAATCTGTTGAGTGCAGATCGTCCGGGTCAGTGTACAAGTCTTCTGCCTGATCCGTGTAGCTTCTAACAAAGTCGAAGTATGGTCTTTCTTCGGTGATAAATGAGTCGACATTTAAAAGTACCATCTTGATTGGCTCAACATTTTCTTCAGCAGATTCAGAAATCACAGCTTCCATAGAGCCATATACATTTCCACCTTGCACTGAGCTAAAGTCAATGACGCCCTTTCTTCTTAAATGAGCGAACAATCTATTTTGAGCACCGTATGCCGCATCAGTCATAGTCTCTTTGGGAAACGTCAAAACCTTATTTTGTGTTGGCATAATTACAATATCAATATCGGCATGATCAAAAATCATTAAGTTGCCTTCAAGCGACTTTCTAATCTTTAATTCAAACTTACGCTCAATTTTTGGAGCAGCTTCCTTACTTCCGATTTTGATTTTGATGGCCATTAGCTGTTAATCTCCTGCACAAGGGCCTGAATCTTTGCTACATCTGTCACTAGCTCTACATCGGTTGGGCGCTGACTGGTTTCTTCTAGTAGTGCCTGCACCTTCTTTGCTTTGCTTAACATATCATTGTCGTCCTTTAGCTCTTTTGTGTTTAAAGACGCGGCCATTTGCTGCTTTAATCTACTAATTTCTTCATTTAAATAAATCTTTAGCTGAATGCCATTGTCAGCGAAAGATGAAATGTATTTACTGATAAGCTCTTTCTGTTCTTCTAACAGGTGGTCGCCATATTTTTCATTAAATCTTTCAACAAATTTGTTATACACAATGTTATCAATAGGCTGCATTTCAGAGGCTGACTTCTCTTCCTCCGATGACATATAGTCAACAATTTTTTGTTCGAGCAAAACTTTACTTTTTAGCTTAACCTCTGGGTCGAAGAGTTGTGCAATGGAAGCCAAGCTTTTATAATTTGGAATAAAGGTTTGAAAACTATCTTGTCCAATTTCTGTATTGATTTGCTTGATAACTTCTGTTTGTGCGTCATAAACTTCTTTGTGACTCAAGGCGGAGTAGGCTCTGGAAACTTCTTGCAATAATCTTTCGGATAAATCTTTGTTCAGGCCTCTAGTTTCGTAAAGAGCTTTGTATAGCTCTAATTCTTTTCCAAGTACTTTATCTGACGCGAAGTGCTCTCTTAAAGTCTTAACAACTTTGTCGCGTTTAGCATCATCTTTATTTATAACAGCTCTTGTGTATTGCTGTGTTAAAATCTCAAATAAGATTGCTGTGTTGCGCTTTTTATTATGCTTCATCTTCATTAGTATTTTTCTCCGAATTTTGCTCTAGATTGGCCAATAGAGTTCTAACTTCATTGTTAATCTCAAATAATCTATTTTCTTGCAAGATTTCCTTATCACTATAATTAGAGCCTTCTTCAGTAAATATTCCCTTTGAAAGCGAACGAAATTCTGAAGCCCCTGTATTACGATCAAATTGACCTAATTCTGGTGTGGACATACTCTTATATGATCTGCGGCGAGCGCCCATGTCGCGATGGTCTGACTTAACTGGATAGTATTTCTTTCCTTTGGCGCCTGGAGTAATGCGCGGAGATGGCCTAGAGCCAGGAGGTGCGGCCAACAAGTCACCAGTGTCAGGCTCTGGTGCTGGGTCTGCACCGGCATCTGGTGGCATTTCTGTTTCAGGAGGTGTTCCTGCTGGATCGTCACCGGGTGGGGCAGCAGGGTCAGCGGCCGGAGGTGGGCCACCTGCATCAGGAGCGCCAGGATCCAGTGGTGGTGGGGCGCCCGCTGCAGAGGCTGCGGCTGCTTCAGCAACTGCTTGTAGATCGGCATCATACTTGCGGTCATAGTAAATCTCGCGCTGGTTTCGCAAGAACTCTTCTTCCGACATATTGAATAGATGCTGTGCAATCCAACGGCGGGAGAAGTATCCTTCAGTAGCAGCGCCTGCAACGTCGAACTTAGCGCGCCAGTGCTCAAGCTCTTGGATCTCGGCAATTCGTGATGGGTTGTTAAGAGACAATTTGAAACTAAGCAAGTCATCTCCACGGAACCCAAGTGTATAAAGATGTACAATACCAATCTTTTCTAGCTCAGCAATAATTACTCTTTGCAGCCTTTGAATAGTTCGTGCAAACCGAATATCTTTTTGTGCTAGTGTAGTTTTATCTTCTTCAGCACCCTCCCCCATTGTAAGGTATGATTGAGGAATTTTTAGCGCAGAGAACAGTTTGTCTCTTAGGTATTTAACATCATCAATAGCCGTAGTATGTTGACCTCCCTGGAGGTTTTCAATTCTTGTATTTGAGTTGTTACCGCGAATCGGAATGTAATAGTCCTCTTCGACTGACATTGGGTTATAACGCAAGTCAACACGGCCGGTCTCTGAATCTAGCACTTGGTGACGCTTCATCTGCGTGATGATTTTCTGCATGTACTGCTCAACATCAGCAGGTGCTACCTGACCGACATCAATATAGAACACACGACGCTCTGGCGAGCGAATCACTCTGTAGGCCATCATTGCATCTTCTACAAGCGTAAGCTGGCGCCAAATACGGCGCGCTGGCTCTAGGATTGATGTGCCATAAGGTGCATATTTGTCATGCCCGAGAACTCTAAAGTGTGAAATCTGCCAATTCTCAAAGGTCATGCCCGCTGAGTTCCATTGGAACTGCAGGTAGTTGGGGTTGGTTGCATCTGTACCTTCCATGCGATCAACTTCTTGTGGTGGCAGCGGCAGAACAGTACGAATACCGATGTTTTCATCCAAGTCAAGATACAAAAAGAAATCGCCATACTTGCACATTGTGCGGCACCACCCAAACAAATTAGAGTCCAGGTTAAGGATGTTGATGTAAAGGGTAGTAAGTGCAGCTTTAATTTCTTCGTTTGGACATGTGATGCGAATCATAGGCGATAGATCTGACGAAGTTGTCATTTCATCTGCGTAGATGTCAAGCGCCGAAGCTAGCTCTGGCATGTATTCCATCTGGTCAAAGTCAACGTATCTTTCCGCTCTTCGCTGATTAGCGATTGCTTCATGAGAAATTCTCTCTAGAGGATTATATGTTGACTTTTTAAATTGCTGCCCACTGGCAGACTTGAAGGTGTGCGCGTACTTATCTAGATGCTGGCGTCTGATGCGGCGGCCAGATTGCGAACGGTAATTAACAATTGGACCCGAAAAGAGACGCGTTAGTCTCTTAAACAAGTTCGATTGATTGTTTCTTGGATTTTTTGTATTGTCTGCCATGTTTAACCTTTATATACCCACATAAATTCTTTTATTTGCTTTTTTGCATCTGCTGTCATGTTGTCACCTTTTACTTGGTTGTGGCCCTGCATTCCTGTAATCGTTGTATGAAGCTTTCTGCTAGATGTAGTGATCGCTGACATCATTGCTTTCTGATACTGTATTTCTCTTTGATTGACAGATAAAGCTGTGTCCCGAACCCAGCAAGCGATAGCCAGTGACATTACTAAGTCATCTGAATAACCGCGCATGGCTTGGGGCTTGCCGTTATACCAAATAAATGTTTTCAACTCCTCCACAGTTCGACTAGAATATAATCTAATTAGTTTGTTTCTGATGAACTCTTCCAATTTTGCAATAACTAATGGTCTAGTTTTTGAAGAAGTGGTGAATCCAGCCACTGCATTAGTCATTGATTCGGCTTGATATTGCTCTACATATTCGTGTGTTGCTTTAACAGAATAATACAGATTAGCGTATCCGAGTTCTGTAAGTTTTTCTAATACTGACCATCCAATTGATGCATTCTCAACAACTAATAAACATTCTCCATATTCATAGCCTACATCATATAATATCTTAGAATACGCATCAATTGTAGGTTTTCCTTTATATTCTGCAACGACCTCCATGGTTTCCAGCTTAATTACGTGAAAAGCCGAACTATCGGCGCCGTCGCCTCTAGCAACATCTGCTACCAACAAATAAGAACTGTCGGGCAAAGCTTCTTCCCAAATCCAATAATTTCTATCAAACCCCGTTTGGTACTTTGGCTCTTTTGTGTTTTCTAACAAAAAGTTAATGTCATCGGGATGAATTACGCTGTCGCCTGATGTGTTGAAATTGCATTCAAGTTCTTGTGCAATTTGACGACGAGACATGTTTCTTGTCTCTTTTTCAAACCACGCTTGGTCTCTCTCGGGATGAACATCCCATGATAAGCATGTTGGATGAAAATCGTTTCTCTGTTCGTCTGCATCAATGTACGTTTGGTGAAACCAATTTCCAACTCCATTCGGAGTTGATAGTGCAATACATCGACCACCAGTAGATAGTGTAGGATACAAACCAGTCCACAACTCTTCAAGGCCGTCAACGTGGGCGGCCTCATCAATAACCAAAAGAGACAAAGCCTCCGAACGACCAGCGTCAAACGAAGTCGAGGAAGCTTTAATTTGCGAACCGTTGTTTAACTCAAAAGAAGTTCTGTTATCAATTTTAATATTAGCAATCTTAATCCATGGCGGCAAGTGTTCAACAATTGCTTTTACTTTTTTTACAAGGTTTGCCGCAGTTCCAAACTTAGTTGCCATTACCAAGACATTCTTGTCTCGGTGAAACATCATAAGCCAAACGATGTAGCCTGCTGTGATTGTAGATATGCCCAGCTGGCGGGCCTTTAGAATAACATTAAAACGATAATCGTTAAAATCATCCAGCAGATCGTCTTGAAATCCATAAGTTTTAAAAGGAATCAAACCATGTAGAGGGTGCGAGATTTTAGCGTAATTTCTAAGAAAATAGCTTGGGTCTTTTCCACTCTTTATGATTTCTTTAATTTGTTGTTGTTTAGACAGAGGAGCCATGAGTTGCCATTAGGCTATCGCTTATCGTTCTTTGCTCTCTTACCAAGGCCGCCAAGAGCAACAAACTTTTCAAAATCAGGATCAATCTCGCGCTCTGGATCGTCTTCCATTGGAACATTTTCGACTTCACTAAGTGAACCGATTTCATAGTGCTTACGTGCCTGGACCCAGGTGCGGACCTTTGATGTGTTTTGAACGATCATGTCGCATTCTCCAACGGCCTTAAGTGACAAGCTGTTGCCAGTTACTTTCCTGTATTCTTTCTTTAGGAAACCTGCAATGTCTTCGATCATCTGCTCAGTATCAGACTCAAAGTTGCCACCGTAAACTTCTTTTAGTCGAACTTCTGCGTGATAGGAAAGACACATTCTCTTACCAGAGAAGCCCACATTAAACCCATCCATTACGCGATGATCAATAAGGGGGTTGCCTTCTTCGCGCTTGAGGCCAACCTTAACAGGATCGCCGTTCTCATCCAGGGCACCATCGTAGGCATTAGCGGCAGCCTGCTGGATTCCTTGGATAATTTCTAGTGTTGTAGCCATTGTATTTGTTTCCTTCTATTAAATAGTATACTTTTTGCTTAATGGTAGATCTTACTGTTGGCCAGCAAGGTGAGTCACGACCATTTGAATGAGTTGATCGACAGAGAGGCCAGAAGCTGACGCGGCGCGCTCAATATCTGATATGGCATCCGAAGCAATATTTTGTGCTGTTTCTTGTCCATCATCGATGTTTCCGTCGACCTTTGCGGCGGCGGTGGCGTCAAACTCAAGCACCTGCTTCATTTCTTCTCTAATAATTTGTTTAAGTTCTGCGATTGTGAATTTCATCTGGTCTCCATCCTTTAAGCCATCGTTCTTCGCGACCTTCTACCCACTTGACATAACAGTCAAAACAGCATTCATATTTTGTCATACAGACATCATCTGTAGATTTAAAAAATATCTTACCGCAAACTGGACAAGGGGTTTTAGAATCTCTATTAAGTAGTTTTTGTGAAACTAAAAAACCGCCAACATCTACTTTTTCTGTAATGCTAGACTGTTGTAGCTCTTTAGAGTACATTTCTTTTTGTTGCCGCATGTACTCTTTTTCTTTTTCTTCGTCCCAGTTTGCTTTTGGATTCTGGATTGCTTCTTCGCCATATTTCTGACGTATCGCCTTTTCAAAAGCAGCTAGCTTATCCCAGTCTTTATCACTCATTATTTACTCGCAGAGTTGATAGCGGCTACAATTCCTGCTGTTACTCCAACACCAATTGCAAAACCTCCGATAACAAACCAGTGACGGTCGTTACGACTTAGCTTAGAAAGAGAATCATTTAGTTGTGCGATCTCCATGTCTTTGGCCTCAATTCTTATACGATACTCTTCACTGAGCGCGTCATAACGGGCAGTGAAATTATCTACTTCTAGCTGGTGCTTTGCGCTAAGTTCTGAAAGTTGATAGTCAAGCTCAATTTTAAACTCTGCTTCAAGGCGTGGCTGAATTGTTAGTATATATGCTGTAGCTGATGGGTCAAATAGTGTTCCTCGGAACGGGGCTCGCTGAGATGCATCTAGAATTGTAAACTGGCCGGCTGGAGATGTAGTTACTGTGTCCTCTGCTTGCGCAGTACCGCACAGAGCTAAACTTAAAACCAATATTTGTGTAATTTTCCC